CCTCTCCAATTAAGACCGATGGCAATGGTCGGGTCTGGATCAATTTTAAATATACCTTTAAATCAGTTCCATACACCGATGATGAATGGCACGTGAAGGACAAGATTGTAGTGATCGCCCTTACGGCTGAAGGTCTTGCAAATACAGTGGCAACTCCATTGGGTACGGCGTACGGACACGAGCTCAGTCTCCAAACACTTCAGATGTTGCTCGATGGTAACCGACTTGAACGCCCCGCAGAATTTGATCTATATGAAATTGCAATCGGCGTAGGCGCAGCACTTATTCTAATCGGAGCAATCTCCTTTTTGGGCTATGCCTTGAATCTTGGCATCTATCTTATTGCCGTATGTCTTCCAGTGTATTACGGCTTTCATTTATTCGATAAAGGACTCCTTGCCGACTATACCTGGATTGTGGGTACCGCATCCCTTGTATGGGCAGGTTCACTCTTCATGCGGTTCGTCATGGAGTTTAAATTAAAACAGCAGATCAAGAAACAGTTTGGCACGTACCTATCTCCAGCCATGGTTGAGAAACTGCAAAAGAATCCCGACCTTCTACAACTGGGTGGTGAGTCAAGAGAACTATCCATTATGTTTACCGATGTTCGTGGCTTTACCGCAATCTCCGAACACTACGGAAAAGACGTTCAGGGTCTCACGAAGATTATGAATCGGTATATGACGGCAATGACACAGGCCATTCTGGATAGCCAAGGGACCCTGGATAAGTACATTGGTGATGCTCAGATGGCTTTCTGGAACGCACCACTCGATGATAAGGACCATGCTTTACACGCAGTTGAAACGGGTCTTACAATGCTGGGAAGTCTCAAGGCATTCAACGATGAGGTAATGAAGGAAGGTATCCCGGCATTCGGAATGGGTCTTGGCGTGAATACTGGTACCGTTGTTGTGGGTAATATGGGCTCGACTCAACGCTTCGACTATACCTGCCTCGGAGATTCGGTGAATCTGGCCTCTCGCCTGGAAGGTCAGTCGAAACCGTACGGCGTGAAATTTGTAATTGGTCCCATCACCCGAGAATATGTGAAGGACGTGTATCCCACGCTGGAACTTGATTGCATCGCGGTAAAGGGTAAGAAGGAAGGCGTGAAGATTTATACGGTATTTGATAAGGGTACGCGCGTCTATTCAGATTCCCACGACAAATTTCTCGATTTCTACCGTGCCAGAGAATGGACCAAGGCACGTGCATTAGCCGTTGATCTAAAATCACATATGACTTTTCTAAGTGATTACTACGACATGATGATAGAACGTATAGATGACCTTGAAAAAGCCGATCCAGGACCGCTCTGGGATGGTGTTTTCCGTGCAAATTCTAAATGATTGTTGATTGGTAATCACTTAGGACAATCTATTTGATTTACTTTTTGACGGAATGTTGTAGGATAGTATCATAATGAATAACGTACCAAATCCAAATGTCGGCGACATAATCACTGTTTACTCTATGGGTGACGATGTTAAGGCCACCGTCATTCGAAAAGGCAAACTCAGCAACCCAAGATTCAATACTTGGACGGTGACCTTTCAATTAGAATTTGCTCAGATGAAGATGGATGTGTGTTGGAACCCTATGGTTCAGGCTTTCACCGGCTTCGATCGTAACTAAAAATAACGGTTGTTGCTAATCAATCACTTAGGACAATCTATTTGATTTACTTTTACACAATTTTGTGTATGATTGTATCATAATGAAAGTCAAACATATCCTGGCAATTCTTGCTCTTACCGCGACTGTTTCGGGTCAAAATATCGACCGCTTGGTGGAAGCCCTGGTTCGTACCGAAAGCAACGGTAACGCTGCTGCCATCGGTGACCGCGGTAAGGCCTTTGGAATCCTTCAGATTCATGATGTGATGGTCAAGGACTTTAACCGTATCACCGGTAAGAATTACAGACATGCTGACATGTTCGACGAAATTACCTCTCGGGAGGTCGCCAGAGGCGTTCTGAATTTCTACTCAAAACACATTGAAAAAACCATGAACCGTAAAGCCACCGAAAAAGAGCTTGGTTTTATTTGGAACGGTGGCGGTAGTTCTTGGCGCCGTGTGGCGGCTCCGATTTCGGACACCAAGCAAAAGAATCTGGAAGCCTATTGGGCCAAGGTCTACAAAAACCTTAAATAATCTATAAAATGCAAACTTATAAAGTAACTGTTGACGAAAATAAAAACATTCGTTGGTATAACGATAAAGAGGAACTTCATCGCCTTGATGGTCCAGCTTTTGAATGGCCTAATGGCTCTAAAGAATGGTATGTTGATGGCGAACGTCATCGCCTTGATGGTCCTGCTGTTGAATGTGCCGATGGCTCTAAATCATGGTATATTGATGGTAAACTCCATCGCCTTGATGGACCAGCTATTGAATGTGCCAATGGTTATAAAGCATGGTGGGTGGATGATAAAAAAATGACCGAAAAAGAGTTCAACGAATACACTAAACCCAAGCCAAAATCATCTTGTGAAGGTAAGTTTGTTGAGGTAGATGGTGTGAAATATCGGCTAGTAATGGCCTAATATCAGATTACAAAAACCTAAAGTAATAAATAACCTCTGAAAGCATCGTTTCAAAAGAGCTTACTTTCACTCAGAAGTAGATCATCGATCAATTACGACCACTTATGGTGGTTTATCTTTTATAAAGAATCTTCTTTGAGTAGGCTCCTTTGAAACGATGCTTTTGTTGTTTACATTTGACTGAATTCACTTTAATATATCTACATAATGAAAAAATACACATACGCTGAAATCAAGGATACGCTGCAAAATAATAAGCTGGTACTGATCAACTTTACTAAGGTTGATGGTACGGCTCGGGCACTCCGCGGAACTCTGGATGCTCGTTTTATTCCAGAGGACCATTGGCCCAAGGGTGAGAAGAAGCTGAATCTGTCGGAAGATGCCGTTCGCGTCTACGACATTGAGAATGATGGTTGGCGCTCGTTCCGAGTTGATTCCGTTACCTCTATCGAGACCCTCTAATATGTCTGTCGAACACATTCTGAAAGCTGCTGCGGCAAAGAACCGCAAGAAAGGGCGCAAGTCGGGAAATGGCGTTGCTGCGGTCGACTCTCGTTATACCGGCGAAGAACCAATCTGGGATGGTTGGGAGACCTGGCCGGTGGAACAATTCTGGAAGGAGTATTCTCGGTTATTTAATTTCTACAACTATTACCTAACGGCAAAGGACACCAAGCCCGCCGTTCTGGAATGGATGGGTAACAATGGCTATACCAAGGAAGATATTTCAGCAGTAAAAGCTGCACCCGACTACTTTCCTGGTATGACCACCGGTGCACTTTGCACGTGTCTCAATAAAGGTATGCCAACAATTCATCCTGGTATCAATGGGTATCTTAAGACACTTCGCGAGGATGCGGCTAAGGTTGAACCCTGCGATATCTTTGTAAAAGAAGCCATTGCAAACGCCATCATCGAAGGTAAGAAAACCAAGCAAAAGGATACCGTGCAAACTATCGTAGCCGAAAAACCAAGTGGTATTTCTCCCATGGATCGTCTTCGGGCAAAGTGCAACAAGACAATCATTATGGACCTTGAGCTGCTTATGGATGAATGGTGCAAGTCGGGTGATGAGGTAAAGTGTTTATCCATCTACAAATCAATGCAGCACTATGAACTCCCTGCGGCGGCGTGTACTTTTGTGGAAGAATACCTTCAAGATGTACTTAAGGAAATGAGCGATGCCCACACCGGTGCCAGCGAGTATCTTGCTGAAGCATACAGCTGTTATACCAAGAAGCAGATGCTCGCACGTATTGATGCACTATCATCGATGGTCGACGATCTAACGATGTTTAAGACGAGTGTCAAAGCGGCAAAGGCTCCACGTGAGAAGAAACCCACGGCTGCCACAAAGCAGATTGCCAAGCTCCAGTACCTCAAGCATAGCGAGGAGTTTAAGATTACCTCCATCAATCCGATTCGCATTGTCGGAGCCTATCGTCTCCTTGCCTTTAATGTAAAGACTCGGGTACTGTTTGACTATGTTTGCACGGTAACCACTGGGTTTACTATCAAGGGTACCACTATCCAGAACTTTGATGAGGTGGCTTCCCGCTGCATCCGTCTCCGTAAGCCTGATGAATTCATTCCGATTGCCGTAGGAAGCACAGAGAAACAACTTGAAAAGGCGTGGACTCAACTTACCACAAAGATTGCAAAACCAAATGGGCGCATCAATGGTGACATTGTGCTCCTCAGAATCCTTTAAAATTATGCAAACATATAAAGTAACGGTCGACTGTGGTAAAAACATTCAATGGTTCAACGATAAAGAGGAACGGCACCGCCTTGACGGACCCGCCTTTGAAGGCGCTAACGGCGATAGAGAATGGTGGGTAAATGATAAATTACATCGGTTAGATGGTCCCGCTATCGAATGCGCCGATGGTGATAAAGAATGGTATGTGAATGATAAACGTCATCGCCTTGATGGACCAGCTATTGAATGGGCTAATAGTTATAAAGAATGGTGGGTTAATGGTGAACTAATGTCCGAAAAAGAGTTCAACGAATACACTAAACCCAAACCATCTTGCGAAGGCAAGGTTGTTGAGATCGACGGTAAGAAGTACAAGTTAGTATCAATCTAAAAAATTATGGACACTCCAGTAAAAGAACCAATAGATGTAATGGCGATTGCTCGTATGAGCACCGTCATCATCGGAAGCAAGAAATCCGTCTTGGATAAACTGAATGAATTATATCCTCTTGAAGTCAAGAGCGACACGAATCCGTCACCAAAATTCTATTCGGACATGCCATTTGAGGCACAGATTGAAAAGCTCCTCAACTTTAATAAGTACAAGAACAGCCATTTTGTATACGGTATCATGTACTACTATGAAACCGACAATTCTCCCGAACGTGCCAAAATTGTAAAGGACATGAACCTTCCTGAAACGGTCATTAACTACCGTATTCAACGCGTAGAACTCCACCGTTAATACCACCATGCTCCTCGATAATATCCTCACGAAACAAAGTCTTGCAACCATCATTGAAAAATTGGTTATTGATGAAAAGATGACCTATATGGAAGCAGTTCTTCATTATTGTGAAGAGAAGCAAATCGACCCATTGGACATTGGTAAACTCATCTCTCCCGTCATTAAATCAAAGATTGAAGCCGAAGCAATGACACGCAATCTATTACCCAAAAGCAACTCATTAGATTCCTTCATGTAATATGAATACAATCAGTGACAGTCTCATTGAAAAACTTGAAGAGCTATATCCTAAGCCGAAGCCCAAGCCTGTAAAGGAAGAGCCTCCAGCCGTTGCAGTTCAGTCGCCGGCGATTCAGATGACCAATGATTGGGTTAACGGCGCCTCATCGCTATATTCTGTTGGAGCTAATAGTCTTTCGTTTCCCTCCACGTGGAATTCACCAATCACGCAACGTGTTACCTGTAGCGAGGATCATATTCAAGTTCAAGCCACAAGAGGAACAGTTTCGGGTATATACCCCTTGGATAAGTATGTGGAAAAGATTGCCCAATCCGTTCTAGAAAATCATGTTCCGATTTTGGAACAGATGTATGTTAAGGAGTGCAGTAATTCCTATGAGACCAATCTTAAACACTACATCGCCAATCAAATTATTAACCTTGAATGTAGACTAAGGGATCATATTAAACAAGAAATTGATAAACTAAAATGCAGCCCTGGGACTCATATTTGATATATAATAGTATTAAACTGCACTTTGAGAGCGATTCTTATGACGCACTCAAATACAGTTTTAAGACTTCTGCGACCCAGAAGTCGTTCTTTCAACGTAAGGACAAATACTTCTTTGCTAAGTTGGCCAAGAAGTATCCCGACAAACAAATTTTGATTGACTTCCTGGTTGCGAACTTTGCATCCTTGGATACGGGTAAGTGCTGGGCAGGCAATCTAGTTGAACAATCGGCAGACGATAACTACAAGTTCTATCTAAAACGGATAGAGTCAATGAGTTATTTCTTTGGCGATCAAGTAGACAGACTGGTGGAGCATTGTAAGGGTAATGGGCTTGCATTTGATGACTTATTTAAGTCGGAGAATGGAGCTCATCCACGAATTGCGACATTGGTGATGGACAAAACTATTGAGCTTGAAACCTTGGTAGTTCTCGACATTATGGTGGGCTTTATGAAACGCTCAAAGATTACGGAGACCATTCTATGGCCCGAGTTTTCCAAGAAAGTTCTAAAGTTCAAGCCATTCCTAAAACAGAAGGTAGACATAAAAAAGTTGCGTGAAATCATACTTTTGAGGTTTACAAATAGGGAATAAAGGATATTATCATATACGTCAATCATACAACCATACTAAAATACTATGTCATTCGCAGCACTCAAAAATAATCGCAATAATGCAATCAGTAGCCTCACAGCGGCTGCTCAAAAAGTCGCCGGTGGCGGCGAGAAGAAATCCTACACGGACGACCGCCTCTGGGCTCCAATCGTAGATAAAGCCGGTAACGGTTATGCAGTTATTCGTTTCCTTCCGGCTAAGGCTGGTGAGGAACTCCCGTGGGTCCGCTATTGGGACCATGGCTTCAAGGGTCCAACCGGACGTTGGTACATCGAGAACTCTCTCAGTTCAATTGGTCAGCAAGACCCCGTTGGTGAACTCAATTCCAAGCTCTGGAATTCTGGTGATGAGAAGGATAAGGAAGTCGCCCGCGCTCAGAAACGCCGTCTTCACTATGTTTCAAATATCCTCGTGATTTCAGACCCAGCAAATCCAGCCAACGAAGGTAAGGTATTCCTCTATAAATTCGGCAAGAAAATCTTTGATAAGATGCTGGATGTAATGCAACCAGCCTTCCAAGATGAGAAGCCAGTGAATCCATTTGACTTCTGGTCGGGTGCCGATTTTAAGCTCAAGATTCGTAATGTTGAGGGTTACCGCAACTACGACAAATCGGAGTTTGCTCCTGCGGCTCCTCTCTTCGGTGGAGATGAAGCTAAGTTGGAAGCCATCTACAACTCAATGCACGCACTCAAGGACTTTGTTGATCCTAAGAACTACAAGTCATACGCCGAACTCAAACGTAAATTGTATGAAGTTCTCGGTGAAGAAGGTCAGGTCCTTACAACTGCTGAAGCGGTTGAATTGAGCGAATCCCAACCGGCTCCGCGAAAAGCCACTGTTGAAGCGGCTGCTCCAAGAGAAGCATTTAAGCCTGTTGAGGCAGGCAGCGATGATGAAGAAGATACAGGGGACACCCTTAGTTACTTTGCCAAGCTAGCAAAGGAAGACTAATCCGTATCGACTTGATCTTTATATTATGATGAGAGGGTCCTCGAAAGGGGACCCTCTTTTTAGTACCCGAATTGTGGAGTCAACATCCAGCCCGTACGGTCGGGCATATTATTGGAGTTGTAGGTAATTGCCTGTGAGTTATTGATAACCTTACGGTCACCACCTCGACCCGATGCAGGTGCAGGAATCACAATAGGAGTAGATGCACGTTCTGCTTCTGCTTGAGCCGTGTCTGACTGAAGTGCATTCATTTCGGCGCCGACAATAGGACTATCAATTGCTTCAAGTTCAGCGGTTTCTGCATAGCGATTTAGAACTTCGGCATCGCTACCGACCATCGGAGCATCAAGGTTTGCAGTTGGTGTTAAATTAACGTTTGCTGGTGCAGCAACTGTTAGAACTTGTCCTGGTGCAGCAACTGCCTGAACTTGTCCCGGCGCGGCAAGTATAGAATTATTTGTTACTAGCGCAGATTTAGAAGTGAGTGCTTCCTTTTCAAGACGTTCTCTGTCGGATAGAGAAATGCTTTCGGATGTAGAGGTTGTTACAGTATTTGTTTCAGTAGCATTTTCTCCCGGCTTTACTTCTGCATCGGCTTTAACCTTTGGAGCTTTAGGAGTACCACCAACATCGGTTCTTCCTGTATCTGGAAGACCCAATAGACTCAGAGCTTTCTTGGTAATGTCGAACCCAGCTAATTTGCCAATGGCATTTACCGGTGCCAATAAGGTTCTAATGATACCACCCAGTAGTTCAAGGAATAGCGTTTTAAAATCAATCTCTCCGCTAAACATCTTTTTAATGTTATCGAATAGAACTTTAAATACCGCAAATTGATCGGTAAAGAATCCTACAACACCATCGACAAGATTGCCGATTAGTTTACCGAGAATTTCACT